GCAAAACAAAAAGCTGGATCGATGTTTATGTTATGAACAGATTCGGTAGCATCCAAGATGGTAAGCCTGTTTACCCTATGTTTGCTTCAGACATGCACGTTGCGAAAGAAGAAATCCCAGTCGCTTCTGGTATGCCAGTTTATATTGGCATCGATTTTGGACTGACACCGGCTGCAATTATTGGTCAAAAGATTCGCGGAAGATGGATGCTTCTGCAAGAGATTGTCGCTTTCGACATGGGCATTGTCAGGTTTGCTGAAGTTCTGCGGCATGAAATAAGCACAAGATACAATGACTGCGAGATCATTATCTTTGGCGATCCTGCTGGTGACTTCCGCGCACAGACTGACGAGTCTACGCCATTTCAAATCATGCGCGGCGCTGGTTTGAACGCACGGCCTGCGCCAAGCAATGATGTATCGCTGCGACTTGAATCTGTATCTGCTCCATTGTCTCGCATGGTAGAAGGCTTGTCTGGGTTGCTAATTGATCAGCGATGTCGCACGATTATCAAAGGCTTTGAAGGTGGGTATCAGTACAAACGTATACAGGTATCTGGCGAAAGATATGCAGACAAACCAGACAAGAACCACTTTTCTCACATTCATGATGCATTGCAGTACATGATGCTTGGTGCTGGAGAAGGCAGATCTATCTTGTCTAATGTTTCAATGCAGACTAAACCTTTTCAAGCGGCGAGAGATTACGATGTATTTTCTCGTCGCCCGAAAAAACGCAGAGAAGGTCTTTGGGCAAGGATGTAATTTGTGCGTTGCTATTTAAGCAAACAGCAAGATACACATAAAGAGTAGCAAAGAGGATATTGTAATGTGTTTGTTCGGTGGCAGTACGCCAACGCCTAAGCCTGACCCTGATGTTGAGATTGAACGCGAGAATCAAGAGGCAGCAGAGAAGGCTAAAAAAGATAAGCAAAAGCAGCAAAACCTTGCAGACAAAGTGGCTGCTTCTGGTGGCAGCGGCGGCACGACAGTGCCATCTTTGCTTACAAGCACAGCGGGCGGTGTCGGCTATTATAACGAGACTCTGTAATGCATGATGATCAAATGATAGATCGCATGCTCAAAAAATATGAGCGTGCAAAAGGTAGCCGAAGTAATTTCGAGTCAATATTCGAAGAGTGCTACGAATATGCCTTGCCTATGAGGCAAAGCTTTTACCACGAAGTTGCAGGGCAACGACGTGATGATAAGATTTTTGACGAGACTGCTGTTGTTGGTACGCAAGAGTTTGCTTCTCGTTTGCAGTCGGGGCTAGTTCCCAACTTTGCACGTTGGGCAGATTTCATTGCTGGCTCTGAGGTTCCGAAAGAACAACAGGATCAGGTGAACAATGAACTGGATGAAGTTACTGACTATGTTTTCGAGATCATCCAAAACTCAAATTTTGGACAAGAAATCCATGAGTCATTCATGGACCTTGCTGTGGGGACAGGCATCCTTCTGGTTGAAGAAGGTGACGCAATTAATCCTGTCCGCTTTAACGCGATCCCTCTCCCTAGTGTCTACCTTGATACTGGCCCTGATGACAAAATTGATCACGTCTATAGGGAACGTAAGATCAAGAATACTGACATTGCCATCGCATATCCAAAGGGTATTGTCGGCGAAAAAACATTAAGGGGAATGCAGTCTGAACCTGACAAGAAGGTAAAGATTCTTGAGATTGTTTGTAGAAATTACAGCGATCTAAATGAAGAGAAGTATGATTACTATGTAATCAATTGCGATGATCGCGAGATGATTTACTACGAACTTTTTGAGGGTAGCGGCTCTAACCCTTATGTTTGTTTTAGATTTAGCAAAGCATCTGGCGAAGTCTATGGTCGTGGGCCTTTGATCAACGCACTTTCTGCAATCAAGACCACCAACCTTACAATCGAACTTGTTCTTGAAAATGCACAGATGGCTATCTCTGGCGTCTATCAAATGGACGATGATGGCATTATCAACACAGATACGATTAATCTAGTGCCGGGAACCATCATTCCCAAAGCTATGGGATCTGCTGGATTGCAGCCAATCAAGAACGCTGGCAACTTTGATGTAGCCAATCTTGTATTGAATGATATGAGAAGCAACATCAAACGCGCTTTGTATAACGATATGCTTGGTGATCCTAATAAAACACCAGCGTCTGCTACAGAGGTGGCAGAACGCATGGCTGATCTATCCAGACGGATTGGATCTGCTTTTGGCAGGCTACAGGCCGAAATGGTTCAACCTGTTTTGCAGCGGGTTGTATACATACTAAAGAAACAGGGACGTATAGACATGCCCATTATTAATGGGCGTGAGGTGAAGGTAAGGTCCGTATCTCCTCTTGCACAGGCACAAGCTAATCAGGACATCAGTTCTGTTGCTCGTTACTTGCAACTTGTAGGTGGTACGTTTGGGCCAGAAGTTTTGAACCTTCTAATCAACTCAGAAGATACTGCATTGTATCTTGCTAAGAAGTTTGGTGTCCCTGATACGTTGGTAAGAGACAGCGTAGAAAGGCAGCAATTGGTGCAAGCTGCACAACAAATTGCACAGGCACAACAAACAGGGCAACTACCAGATGCAGAAACACTTGGGCTTGGACGGCCTGCCACGCAGTAAGTCCGAAGACGAACGCGTTTCCAAAGACATACAAGCGTTATTTAAAACGCCAAACGGCAAGCAAGTTTTGCAATATCTGCGTTCGATTACTATCGAAACAGTGCAAGGTCCTAATGCAAGCGATGCAGAGTTGCGTCATCTTGAAGGACAACGCTATATTGTTGGCTTAATATCTCGTCGTATCAATCATGCAGAAAGGTTATCTAAGCAATGAATGAAGTAACAGATAATGTGGAAGTAGCTGTTGAAACAGCAACAGAAGCACCTGTTCGTCCTGAGTGGCTTCCTGAAAAGTTTGAGTCGCCAGAGGCACTGGCTACATCTTATGGCGAACTTGAAAGCAAGATTGGACAAAGCCGTGAAACAATTCGCGATGAATTGATGGCTGAGTTCGAACAAGAAGTTTACAACAACAGACCAGAAACTGCTGATGGCTATACAATTCCAGAGTCTGTTGATGAGCAGCTTGCACTTGATAATCCTTTGTTCCGCTGGTGGGCAGATCATTCGTTTGAGAATGGATACAGCCAAGAAGAGTTTGAGGGCGGCATATCAAAGTATGCTGAGTTTTTTGCTGCTCAAGGCCCTGACTTAGAAACAGAGCGTAAGAACCTTGGTGAAAATGCTGATGCTCGTATTGAGGCAGCTAATGCTTGGGCAAACAGTTTCTTTCCTCCAGAAATGCATGATGCGTTTCTTATGCTTGGCCAAACTGCGACAGGCATAAAAGCAATTGAATATATGCAATCGCAAATGAAACAGCCGAATATGCAAGGCAACACAGAAACTGTAGGCAAGCTAAGTCTTGAAGATGTCAGATCTATGATGTCGAATCCAAAGTATCACGATCCTGTTCGTAGAGATCCTGCGTTTGTAAAAGATGTCGATGCAAAGTTTGCCGCTCTTTTCCCGTCCTGATGTAATGTTTGATGATGGCATTAAGAGTATAGTTAAAGCCACATCAGAACACGCAGCATACCTACAGCATCATCTAAGGGATGAGGACGTAAGGGAATGTAAAATGCATGGTGCAACGCCTTGGTTGGCGTTGCATACCCCACTTGCTTTGAAGGGTGCAGAGACTTGGACAGGCATTTATAAAAATGTCCCTATGTGCATGTTCGGCACAACACCCATTAGTTCCTATAATGACATTAGTATTGGCACTGTATGGATGCTTGGCACTAACGCTGTCAGCGATGAGTATAGGGTTTTTCTGCGTTTAAGTAGAATAGTTGCTGACTATCTTTGCTCTCAATATGACATTGTTGAAAACATAGTTCCTATAGAACATCACAAAACAATCATGTGGCTGACATGGCTTGGGTTCAGTTTTAGTGAAATACCTGTTGAAATAGGAGGTGTTGAGTGTGTACGTTTTGTGCGTTGCGCTTCTGATGTAGGAGTGTCATTCAATTAGTACGGCCTGTTTCAAACTGACAGCCCCAATGGGACAACTGGACGACGGACGAAACGGACAACCGACGAAACCGTAGTAATCAAATCGAGGACTGAAAAATGGCGAGTACAATTGACGTCGCATTTATCAAGCAGTTCGAGTCCGAAGTCCACATGGCCTATCAGCGTATGGGCAGCAAGTTGCGCGGCACTGTTCGCACGGCTGGCAATGTGGCTGGTAGCGTTGTTCGTTTCCAGAAAATCGGCACTGGCTCTGCTTCAACCAAATCACGCAACGGTAACATCACTCCGATGGAACTGACGCACACAACCGTCGAAGCTACAATGGCTGATCACTATGCAGCCGAGTACATCGACAAGCTGGATGAGTTGAAGACTAACATCGATGAGCGTCAAGCTGTAGCGACATCCGCTGCTGCTGCTCTTGGTCGTAAGACTGACGAAATCCTGTATACAGCAATGGATGCTGGGGCTAGCTCAACACAGATCCATGACACATCATCTGCTCTTGAAAAGGCTGATCTGCTGTCACTGTTTGAGACTTTTGGTTCTGCAAATATTCCAGAAGACGGTAATCGTTATCTGGCTATGCACCCAAAGGGTTACGCCGATCTGTTCCTTATCAATGAGTTTGCATCGTCAGACTTTGTTGGTGAACAGAACCTTCCGTTCGCTGGCGGCATGACAATGAAAGAGTTTCTTGGCTTCAAGATCTTCTCTACATCAGCGATCACTGCCGGTAAGAACATGGCTTATCACACTTCTGCTGTTGGCCTTGGCGTTAATGCCGATGTCTCAACAGAGGTGAACTATGTTCCTGAGAAGGCCTCACACCTTGCAACGTCGATGATGTCGATGGGCGCAGTTGTCATTGATGACAACGGTGTCTACGAAGTCCTCGACAACAATTCATAAGGGGGATTTAGAATGGCTTATTCTTCATCTGGTCTTACTCGTATGGCAGGCGGCGGCGGTCATAGCCTTTGGTTCTATGACTCAACCGACGCTCTGACTGCTGTTCGTGTGTCAGGATACTTTAATGATGCAGCTACCATGCTTAATGTTGGCGATGTCATTTTTGTATATGACAGTGATGCGCCGACTATGGGTATCTCTGTTGTCCTGTCTAACACAGGCTCTGTTGTCGACATTGCTGATGGCACTGCCATCACAATGACTGACAGCGACTAAAAGGATTGAGGGGGCGTCTCTCCCTGTGATGCCCCCTCTTACCAAACATGCCATCAGTAGCTAACTCAGATATAGACATCGCGGCAGCGGCTCTGATCCTTATTGGAGCAGACCCAATAACGTCGTTTACTGAAACTTCTACTGAGGCACTTGTTGCCTCAAACATATATGAAGATGTCGTGCAGTCAGCATTGTGTGCAAGTCGTTGGAGATTTGCATCTAATCAGGCTGAGTTGAATAGATTGTCTGATGTCCCAACAGGCAGATATGATCTTGCGTATCAACTGCCAGCAGATCTTTTAATGCTGCATGCAATAACGGTTAACGACAACATCATCGAATACAATGTATATGGTGATCTTGTTTACACAAACGGATCAACATCCGACAAGGTAATTGCTGATTACTCTTTTAGAGTAGGCACTGAAAAATTCCCAAGCTACTTCATACTTGCTCTTGAGTATTCTTTAGCTTCTGCATTTGCTGTTGCTATTGCCAGAGACGAGGGGCTTGCATCTTTGCTTGAACGTAAAGGTATGCAGTTGATGCAACAGGCAAAGACCTTGGACAGCCAGCAGCAGACAACGCGGAAACTTGTTACGTCGAGGTTCATTACTGAAAGGCGCAGTTAATGGCGAGGATCAGAGTACCGCTCAACAACTTTGCTTTTGGTGAAATAAACCCGTCTTTGACTTCGCGGACAGACACACCTGTGTACACTTCTGCTGCCGAGACTGTGCAGAATTTCTTTATTAGGGCAGAAGGTGGGGTTGTCACAAGACCGGGAACCCAGCGTATACACAACTTTGGGCATACGTTTGATGCGTCTTTGACGCAGCAAGTTCGTATTGAGGCATTCATTTTTTCAGATGATGAGAAGTACATCATCGCATTTTCTGCTGGCAAGATAGAATGTTTCCGTATTCATCCGACAACGGGCGTTGTAACTCTTGCACAAACACTGACCGCTGATGTCAGTAGCAATGCAATACCAATTACAAACAGCAACCTTACTCAGTTTACATTCGCTCAAAAGGGCGACTTTATGTTTTTGGCGCACACATCTTTCTTGTGCAGAGAGTTGGTGCGTACTGGCTTAACTTCATTTGAGTTGCGTGTTTATTCTTTTGAAACAGACACGACTGGCGACAGAACATTCCAGCCATATTATAACTTCCAAGTTCCCGGAACGAGACTAACAAGTAGTTCTGCTGCGGCTGGCACTGGGCGTACTCTAACAACATCTGATGTTTCAGGCAGTGACGCTGCTTATTTTGTTTCTGATCATGTTGGCACAAAGCTTCTTATAGGGGATGCAGAAGCAACGATTACTGGTTTTACAGACAACCACACAGTAACGGCAACCTTACATGGTGATATAAAAGTTCAGCTTGATATCGATGCATTAGAGACAAAAAAGGATTCTGACAAAGTTGAAGTTACTCATGCGCTGCATGGTTTGAAAGCCACCAACTCAGTTACAATTGCTGATGCTGGTGGACTAGGTGGTATAACCGCTTCCAACATAAATGGCTCTCGGACTATCAACAGAATCATAGATGAAAACAGGTACGAGATAACAGCAGGCGCAAGTGCAACTTCAGGAGAAACAGGGGGCGGTTCTCCTACAATACAAACAACCAATACAACTGAATGGTTTGAGCAGTCATACAGTTCTTATCGTGGCTTTCCTCAAGCAATTACGTTTCATGAAGATCGACTTTGGTTTGCTGGAACGCCAAGTCAGCCTGACGGGCTTTGGGCATCACGCACTGGGCGTTACTTTAACTTTGATCTTGGTGATGCAAGCGACGATTTTGCATTAGACTTGGATGCTGCTGTAGGTGTTACCAACCAGATTAGACATCTTGTTTCAAACCGAGACTTGAAGGTTTTTGCTTCTCAATCAGAGTTCTTTTTGCCTGCATTCAATGATCGCCCAGTAACGCCTGCAAATGCCAAGATTTCTTCTCAAACGCCATTTGGCACAGGCTTTGTTCGCCCTCAATCTTTAGATGGTGCAACATTATTTGTTCAAGCAACCGGCACTGCTGTAAGAGAGTATGTATTTTCTGAAGCAGAAAACTCATACACCGGGGGCATGGTTTCGCTCCTGTCATCACATCTAATCAAGTCTCCTATTCAGCTTGCAGTGGTAAAGGGTTCTTTGTCTCGTCCGGGAGCCTATGGCTTTTATCTGATGAATGATGGAACGATTGGTGTTTATCATTCAATGCGGCAAGAGAAGAAGGCCGGTTGGATGAGGTGGACAACTACAGGCAAGTTTCATTCTATCTGCTCTGTAGATGAAGACCTGTTCGTAGTCTCTTCTAGAGATGATGGATCAGGAACAACAAAACTGTTTTTGGAACAGTTCAACACCGATATGAAGATGGATTTTTGCGATTCTTTTTCTGGTTCAAGCGGTGTGTTTAGTGTCAGCAGCCACTTCTCAAATGGCGCAGTTGTCGATGTTGTAGACGATACGGAGTATTTAGGTACGTTTACAGTTGCCGGTGGGAATGCAACCGTTGCCGCAGTTAAAGAATCTACATCTTCACAGATTGGTTATAAGTTCACGCCTGAGTTAAAAACACTGCCTATAGACGGTGCAGTTCCCGGCGGGCAGCTAACAGGGCAGCCAAGAAAGATCACAAGGGTAATCCTGGATTTAGAAGAGACATTGAGTGTAAGCGTTAATGGTACGGATTTGATTTTGCGTACTGTGCAACAAGATCAATCTCAATCTTTGACCGCTGTAAGCGGCAAGAAAGAGTTTAGGGTTCTTGGATACAGTAAGGATCCAAGGGTAACAGTTACGCAATCTGCTCCACTATCCTTACAGATTAATGGTTTGATTGCAGAGGTGGCTTTCTAATGAGTTTACAAATTGCTGGCGCAATTCTTAGCGTAATAGGACAATCAAGAGCCGCAAGCGCAGAGGCAAGGCGGCAAGAAGCTATTGCCATACAGCAAGAGCAAAACAAAAAGTTTGAGCAGCTTCGTGCTTTGCAAGAACACAATGCTCGCGTTGGCGCTTTCATTGCTTATCAATCTACAACAAACGCTGTCAGGGCCATAAATCGACGCGGCCCTAATGACAGGTCAATCAAGGCTTTGATGAAAGCAGGCAAAACAAAGTCTCAAGAAGATCTGGCTCGTTCTGCCACACAGTCGTTGTTTACTCAGTCTCGTATGCAATTTGCAGCAGACGATGCTCGTTCCGCTGGCGCGACGGCACTACAAACCGGATTCTTTAAAACAGCATCAAGTCTTGCAATGATGGGCTACCAGATGCAGCAAGTCACTCCAACAGGAGACTGATTATGGCAGAGATAAAAAGATTCAGCGGCGATACTGTTTTCAACAAAGCTATTGGTGTTGTCCGCCCATCTTCTGCTGGTGTTCAAGCTGGAAATGAACTGGCGCAAATTGGTGCGCGTATGTTCCAAGCTGGTTATGAAAGAGAAGTTGCCAAACAAAAGACAGTTGGCAAGGAATCTGGCATGACCATGCCGATCCGTAACGCAGAAACAGATGCGCTTGAGTTTCGTTCTGTTCCTGAGTCTTTGTCTCCAGTTGCCGCAAGAGAAGCGCAAACTGTTATTGATCGTCGCTATCTTCAAGCTTTGAACTTGGATATTAAAAAACATGCAGCAGAATTGAGGTTGCAGCATGAAAGAGATCCAGAAGGTTTTGATAGCGCCTTCTCTGAGTACATAAAATCTACTGTAGATAACGCTGGCAGATATTCACAGGCTGCTAGAGAGATTGGCTCTGATTATGCTGGGCAACATTACACAGCAATAATGGCCGCTAAATTAGACTTTGAAGATAGGGTTGATTACCAAAATAGTTACGCAACTATTGTTGCAGCAGGAGATGATCTGCAAGCCAGAAGACTTGCCCCAGATGCAGTTGGTGAAAATGACTTAAGAAGTCTTGATGGTGAGTTTGATGAATTGGTTCGTCCTAATGGTATCATTGATCAGTTTGGCGATAAGCATGCTGATCGCATTAGTGTGACGCAAATAGTACAGCTTAAGAAGGCAATACGCAGTCAGTATTACGGATCACAGCTATCTGAGATAGCAAGGAATGTTGATTCATTTGCTGATCAACAAAATCCCTATGCCCCAGAAAGCATTGTCACACAACAGTTAAGATTTATGCAGGACGCATTGCGTACCGGCAGCATTGAACAGTTCCCAGAACCTTTGCAAGACTTGCTTAGTTCTTTTGGCTTTACACAAGAGTTTCTTACTCAAGAAGGTATGGCTGGTGTAAGGAACCAATTAGCATCACAGTTGGCTGTTATAGAGGGCAATAAAGAAGAAATATTTAACAGTGAAAGAGCAGCTAGAACGGTTCAGCTTATAGACAACAGAATAGCTGGTGGCTTTGTTGTTAGCGCAGATTCAGCGCAAACTTATATGAACTCTATTGGTTTGCAGGACGCTTATGCTGTTGCTGATGCTTTGCCCGTTATATTGAAAAACGGTGCTGGCCATAAAGACACAGGCCGCATTTATAGCCTTTTGATGGGCAACGGCCAGTTGCCTAAGTCTGTTAAAACTATGCTTGGGGATATCGGTGTTGTCAGAGACATCATTGCTCGTGACCCAAACATGCTTCCTATCCTGCAAAATTTTTACCGCCAAGCGACAACATTCCAACCATTCGACGCAGAAACTGGCATGGGTACAGGCCTTCCTATTTACACAAACAGAGGTCTAAGTGAAGATGCGACAGTATTTTGGAATACACTTGAAGCATACTCAAACTCTGTACGCACACTTGATGTTGAAGGGTTCTTTGCAAGGCAGTCTGCATTTGACCAAATGCCAAAAGAAGACAGAAAAGCATCTGTAAAAAGAATACTTGGTGATGATGTAAAGCTTGAAGATTTTGTTATTGAATCAACCGGCGCTAGTCCTTCTGATTACAATCAGATTTCCTTTATGTCGAGTTATGCTGACGAATTACTTCTAATGCACGGCAAAGAAAAAGCTGCACAAATTTTAAGGTCTACTGCAAATCAGGTGTTTGTTGATGAGAAGATTGTCTTTGGGGATTTTCCATCTATCTACTCAGTGCAAAAATCCTACAAGGGTGAAGAACAGACAATATTTTTAACCGATGTTGCGGAGCAATTATTAAGAAGTCCTCAGTACAATTCTGATATGAAGGCAGGCGAAGATTACTTCTTAATGCCAGATCCAAGGGAAGGCACTGTCTTTCCTGTGTTTACAATAGTTGACGCTAATGGTGTCCCGTTTACAGCAGGACAAGAGGTTTTACAGGTTGGCCCGAATAGTGTTCTTGCTTACAGGGCAAGCCAAACAAAGAAGACTAGGGAGCAGTTAATTGCAGAAGCAATGGAACAGCGAGAGCGCACTTTGCGTAATCGCAAGGCATTCCCACAACAAGATGCGTTCTTAGCTGGCATTGGAACAATGGGTATTATGTAATGGCAGCTATTGATGTAGGGCGTAGAGACTTTTTTATTGCGGCCACCCCCGGCTTTCAAGATCAAGTTGACCCAACTTGGTTTGAAGGTTGGAGAGCAAATGTTGCGTATAACAACATGCCTATTGTTGAGTCTTTTGAAGAGTTCCGTCTTTTCAATGAGGTTCAGCCAGACCCAGATTTTAATCCTGTTGAAAATCTAACAGATGAGTATCTGCCCTTTTATGAAGATTTGATGAGGGCAAAAAATGTTGATCACTTTAACTATCTAAAGATGCGTGTTGATCGCGCTAATGCACGTCGCGCAACTATGGCAAGATCACATTGGTCAGCAACACTTGCTGGCGGGATTACAGATCCGTTGTTCCTTACAACGTTTGTTCCCGGCCTAAATGCAATAGGGCTTGGCAAGACTATAGTTAGTGCTGCGGGTCGAGCAACTGCGCTTGGCTTTGGCTATGGTGTCGCCTCTGAAGCTCGTCGTGCGCCATTTGCTGTGGCTGATGAAGACTATGAGTCGGCAATGAACATTGCTACCAGCACTGCTATTAGTGGTTTCTTTGGCGGTGCATTAAAGGGTGCTGGGTATATGACACCCTTCATCAAATCTACTGCCGCCAAAGTTGGCCGCGTTGCCCGTGGTGAAAAGATAAACCACATCTGGTCAGGTGATGGTGTGAATCTTGATAGCGGATATGTAGGGCAATCTGGTGGAGATTTTGATGCGGTAGTGGGCAATCCTCTTGGCAGCCCATCTCAACGTATGTTGTCTGACCCAGCAATGCCGCAAAGTGTAAAAGAGATGTTTGTTAATTTGACATACAACTCATCTGTTCCCCTGCAAGGCAATCGATCTGGACTTGCTGCACAATCTGTTTCACAACTATCAGCACCATATGAAGGCTTGGTACGTCGCGTTGAAGTTCAGATGCGAGATTTTCACGCGCAACATCTTGGGGTTGGTGATGAGGCTGTATCTATAGCTGGTGTGTATAGCCCGTTTACAAGAGAGTTTGATGATTTTGTTGCGGACACATTCAAGCGGTACATCTTATCCGATGCTCCAGATCCAGCAATGCGTCGTGCTGCTCTTGATGGCATAAGCGATCCGCAACGTGAGGCAATCAAAGTCATTACTAAATTGTTTGGTGATATGGGTGAGGACGCAAAGTTTTATGGTCTATTCCCCGGTCAGGAACAAATTACAAAGAAGATTGCCAACTTAAACCAGCGCATCGATGACAAGGCAAAGGTTATAGCTGACATAGAATCAAAGCGACGTGCTGATGGCACATTGTCGGCTAAGGCCAACAAAACACTTTTGCAGTTAGAGGCTGAACAAGTAGCGACT